GGCGGGACCTAAGCTCGTCCAAGGGAACACCTCGGGCAATGCTGTGTCTCCGTTTGGTTCGTCCAAGCAAGTCAGTATGGCTATGCGGGACCCTCGGTATAACAGTGACCCAGCGTATCGTAAAGAGGTGCAACAGCGCCTTGCAATCTCTGACGTCCTTTAAATCATGAGCACAATAATTAACTACATTATCGACAACAAAGAGACCCTTATCAGCACTCTTACGGCTATCGTTGCGGCCGCTTCAGCCATCGCTGCGCTGACGCCGACGCCTACCGATGACTCGATTGCTGCTAAGCTCTACAAGGTTGTTGATTGGCTTGCTCTTAACGTAGGGAAAGCCAAAGATAAATGATCGCGACTGTTGTTCGATTACTTATAGCCTTCCCTAAGTTGGGGAGGCTTTTTCTTTCTATAAGAGATGAATACACTAAAGAGCTTGCTAATCGCAGGCACACTAGGAATCGCCTGCTTATCAACAACTGGGTGCACGACTCTAAGGCCAAGCCGGATACCCGAAATGATCCAGAGGCTTGATGCCCATGACTTTGATACGGACGAGAAACAAACAATCTCTGCGCTCCTTCACTACATTAACTACCTAGAGAATGAGTTGTAGTGCATGGTTTGGTGGCTCAGCGATTCCTCAAGACGACCCTGAGCCGATCTTAGCGATCTGCGTAGGGCATAGCCGAGCGGTAGACATGGGGGCTTCCTCGTGCGACAACACAACCACTGAGTGGGACTATAACCTACGAGTGGCTAAGGCCATGAAGGAGCACCTCGATGTTCCCAGTATGATAGTATGTGAGTATCAAGGGAATAATTACTTTGATGCCATGGAGTGGCTAGGGCAGTTCTTAAAGGCCAAGAAGGTCAAGGCGGCCATCGAGCTCCACTTTAACTCAGCAAGCGCGTCAGCACACGGCAGCGAGATGCTTCACTGGCACAGGTCCAGTAAGGGCAAGAAGATCGCTGAGTGTCTACAGGAGGTTGTTGTAAATGAATTTAAAACAAGGGACAGAGGCGTTAAGCCACGGACAAAGCAAGAGCGAGGCTCGAAGTTTCTACGTGTTACCCCATGCCCCTCAGTGATCGCTGAGCCGTTCTTCGGGTCCAATATGGACGACTGGAATCAATTTAAACTTAACCACGATAGCCTGGGTGTTGCTTTGGCTACCGGATTTAACAACTACTACCACCATGAAACGTCAAGGAGTCAGCCTCAGGAAGGAACACAAGTCTAAGAAAGGTGGCCTTACCGAGAAGGGACGGAAACACTACAACAGGAAAACTGGGAGTAATCTTAAAAGGCCCCAGCCTGGTGGAGGCTCGAGGAAGAAATCATTCTGTGCACGCATGGGCGGAGTCAAAGGACCCATGAAGGACGCTAAGGGACGCCCTACGCGCAAAGCGTTAGCCCTGAGACGTTGGAAATGCTAAAGATTATGTATAATAAAAGTAAAGTTAAACGCAAAGGCCTCTCTATTAAGAAGAAGAAGAAGTGAGCAAAATAGACAAACCATCAGTTGATGACATCGTTAAGGTGGTATTTCTTGACCACGCACAAGACTTAGGGAAGCCCCTTGTCTGCACTGTGTATGGAGTGGTGGAGTATATAGATAAAACCTCCATGAACATTTTAACATGGCACCCTACTAACAAGGAGGACCAAAGCGAGGGTGTTAACCAAACAGTATACACAATCATACGTAGCTGCGTAAGGCGGCTTAAAGTATTAATTTAAACTTTCATTGCGTCCAATAAACCCAAGGAAATCAAACAATAAACTTTCAGCCTGATGCGTCAGACAACTGATCGTTTCGTTGGTGACTAACGACTACGGACAAAATAAACAAAACAAACTATAACCAAAACTTATTATGGCACTAGATAACTATCCCTCCATTCCGGGTAAAGTGAATGGCACAGGAGCACGAACGGCGAACAATGCTGCAAACTTTGCTGCTAACAACGCTCTGTTCCTGAAAGTATTTAGCGGTGAGATTCTTACAGCGTTTGATGAATCAAATGTTGCAAAAGACCTCATCATGACTCGCACGATTTCCAGTGGAAAGAGCGCACAGTTCCCAGTAACAGGCAAGGCAGAAGCCAAGTATCACATCCCAGGTAATGACCTACTAGGCACTGGTGACTACTTGTCTCAGATTGCACACAACGAGAAGGTGATTAACATTGACGACATGCTCGTCGCTTCAACTCTTATTCCAAGAATTGACGAAGTTAAGAACCACTACGACCTCCGTAGCATCTACGGCAAGGAGCTCGGTAAGGCACTCGCTAAGCGTCTGGACATCCAGATCCTTAAGACAATGTTTGCTGCTGGTCTTACTAACACTGCTAACTACACTGGGGGCCATACAGGCACTGAGCTCACTGGGGCAGACACTATGACTGCTGGAGGACTTGTTGAAGCACTCTTTGAGTGTGCTCGTTCACTTGACGAGAAGGAAGTCCCCTCAGATGGCCGTTACGCTATCCTGACTCCGTTCCAATACTACAAGTTGCTTACTGCTGACAACGTAGCAATCAACAAGGACACCTCGAGTGGTTCTGCTGATGCTGCTAAAGGTAGTATTATTGAAGTTGCAGGAATCCGTCTCTACAAGAGCCCACACCTTGCTGGTGTTCAGGTTGCTGTAGGTAGCCAGACCGCTGATGATGCAAACGTAGCTAACTCTCCGTTCGCTGCCACTGCTATCAACAACGACGACGCTGGTTACAATGCTGACCTTGCGGGTGTTCGCGAAACTGGAAGTGGACAAGATGACAACGTCGGCTTCGTTGCTGGGCACTCATCTGCTGTTGGTTGCGTTAAGCTTCTCGACCTCGCTACTGAGTCCGAGTATCTCATTGAGCGTCAGTCCACCTTGTTCGTTGCTAAGTATGCAATGGGCCTTGGTGTTCTTCGCCCTGAGTCTGCTGTTGTGGTTAACACCACTGCATCTGCTGCTAGCTAATAGCACTCATTAAATTCATGCCTCGTCCTCATTAAGTTGGGGACGGGGTATTTTTTCATTTTTACAATTATGCCACTCACTACAAAACTCGAAGCCGTCAATACGATGCTGGGTAACATTGGGGAAAGCCCGGTGACTCAAATCACTGTTACTTCCACTCTGCCTATCTCTGCGGTCACCGCGATCACCGTGTTAGACGAAGTTAGTCGCGAGGTTCAGTCAGAGGGATGGCACTTCAATACGGTCAACAAACAAACACTTACTCCTAACAGCAGCGATGAGATTGTTCTCGCGGCTGACATTATGCACGTAGATACCCTGGATAACTCTAAGGACATTGTGCAACGCGGAGGGAAGTTGTTTAACCGTGAAGACAACACATTCACTTTCACAGGAGACATTGACGTTCGGTTGATGTTCCTTTTAGATTTCACGGATCTCCCTGAACAAGCACGGAGATACATTACACTCAAAGGCTCAAGGGTCTTCCAGGCACGCACCGTCGGGTCTCAGGAGCTTGAGCAACAGATCCTACGGGATGAACTTAAAGCACGATACACCCTCGAGGAGATGGACGGCCAGGGAGCCGACAGGACCATCTTTGATAACTACGATGTTGCCTCGTGCCTTGGTATTAACCGCAACTACGATCTACTCTAATAATGCCTTTAATTAATACATCATTACCAAACCTTATTCAGGGGGTTAGCCAGCAGCCCGATGCCACTCGGTTCTCGGGACAATGCGACGAGCAGGTTAACTTCATGAGTAGTGTTGTTGATGGATTAACAAAACGGAACGGCACTAGGTTTGTCCAAAGACTAGGCGCTGCTGACCTTACCCTTTCGGGAGATAGCTTTATTCACTTTATCAACAGGAGCGAAACTGAGCGATACGTATTACTACACAATGGCACTAAGCTCTATGCTTACAATGTGCTCAGCGGAGACGAAGCGAGTATTGAGGTAGATGGAGTAGTGCATACAGGAGGCTATACGACTGCTGGCACTTACCTTGATGTGTCTGCTAGTGACGAAACTGCTAGAGATGTCCTTAGAGCTACTACGGTGGTAGACGGCACGTTTGTTGTTAACAGGAACAAGATAGTAGGCATGGATGATACATCGCGTTCTAGTGCATTAGATAAAGAAGCACTTATCTTTGTTAAGCAAGGAGACTATGTAAAAGAGTATTCTTTAGATATTGAGTATAATAGCTCGTCAGTCTTGGCCGCTGGGGTGGATTTAACATACACTAAGTCATCTGGAGGCAAACCTTTAGGTCATACCTATAGACTTACAGGGGCTTCTGTTCAATCCGCAGGGACTGGTTACAAAAATGGAGACATATACAAAATTCTTACATACCCCACTACTCATGCAGGGAAAAAGCTGCTCTCAGGGTTTATTGGAGGAGGAGGGACTGACGCAAGTTTAAAATTAACAACAAACTCCGCGTCAGGCGCTGGGGCAATATCTGCGGTAGCAATTGAAAACGCAGGGCCACTCTTATTCTTTGATAAGGCTGAGACCATAGGTTCTTCTTTTACGATTACTGTTGCCTTAGAGACTCCTTCTGGTGAGGGGATTGATGTTTCTAATAATCAAACAACGGCATCAATTAGAGTTCATTCTGAAAAAGAAGATAAACCTATCAGTGCTGACACATCCAGAATAACTGAAGTAATTGAAAAAGGGAGTGGAATCGCTAGTCACCACCCAGGCCAATCCGCCCCCACCCCTGTAGGATTTGCCTCGGCCACTGCGTTCCCTGGCATTAACTCGTCAGGGGGTAATGCTGAGTTTGATTTAACGCGAGAAGGAAATTTAATTATCCTCAAAAGAGGAAGCGGTAAAACTGACTTTAACATTAAAGCCAAGGACGGACTTGGAGGAGGCGCACTAGGAGTCGTCTACAAGGAGGTAGGCGCAATCACTGACCTCCCCTTGTTTGCTAAGAACGGCTTCCGGGTCAAGGTTCGTGGGGACGGTGAACTATCTGCCGACGACTACTACGTCGAATTTAAGACAGATGATGAGGACCAAGAGATCGGCACAGGCTCGTGGGTTGAGACCGTGGCCCCAGAGAC